TCCATGCTTACAATCTGCCCACTAAACAATACATCAATCTCCACAATCGGATTCCACATGTGTCGTAATCGCTGCGTATTATCAATATAGTAGACATATTGCTCATTGCCAACCACCCCCATCATACATATGCTACCGTTAACTGCATCCATTACACTATTACGAACATTCAACAATGTGCGCACAACCTTTTCACTGCTGGTTCCTGGATTACTAACAGCCAACTGATACAAACTACCATGCTTGTCATTACAAATTAACATAACATTATTTACCCCACCAATTGTTCCTGCCCACACGCGTATAGGCGTATTATTGCGTGTATAAACACTATTCAAAGTAAAACCCAGCGACTTGTTAATACTAATAACAGAACCCACCTTTTTACACGTCACTAGTTTGTTAGTGGTTGAATCTAGCGCATACAACGCAATTCCATGCCCACCACCACTAACATCCTGGAAAACAAACGTGGGCACCTTATACCGCCCATCAGGATTTGCCAACCGACCCACAACTACCGGTGTATAGGATGCTGTTCCAAAATTATAAGACACTAGCGAAATATCAGATTCACGTTTGTAGGCAATATAGCCATTTCCACTTAAATCTGTGGATCCAGAAAAGGAATTAACACTTGGATTGCTATTTGTCGTTGTTACCGTGGGAGGCAATGTAGGAACTTCAGGCAATGGTGGTATACTGTATACAGTTGAACCGGTATTAATATCTTTAGAGTCCAATGATGCTGCCGTAGGCGCAGCCGCCGAAAATGGATGCCCTGATACCAATCCACCCACGCAACCCCACTTCCACGCCAAATAGCCCTCAGTAATCTGCTTCTGCGCAGGTGTCAATAAAAAGGGATAGTAGATAATTTCACCAATGTAGCCAACAAAATAGTTGCCACTGCCCTGACCAATGGATATCGCCTTGGTCCCAGTAGTAATGGAAAGCCCAGTAGTGCCTGTTGTAGTAACTGTTCCGCTTGGCGTTATCATAGTAAAGTTCAAATATGTGCCGTTCACAATTGTTCCATACAATATGGTCGTGGTATTAGGCGTAACCGCAATATTACAGCCACCGTTATTATTGTAAGTATGTAAGTTTACATATCCTGGTTGAGTGGCATCCATGCGAATGGCAATATCCTGGTCATGAACACCGTGTTCAAGCATTGTGCCCCACTGGTTATATGAAGCAGGATCAATATTTACAACCATGGCAATTGTGACCGTGTATTCAACCCCCAAATTCACCGTCGAATTAAACACACTAGACCCACTATTTATAAACTGAATACCAGCCATGATGCTTCCATCCGCGCTGCTAAACGCATCCACCACATAGGTATTAGCGCCGCCACCAATAAACGTCTGCCTGTGATCACTTTTACCAACCCATTCAGACACAACGGCATTGTGAATAGGCACGGTACCATTGCCTGCCGGATCCGTTGCATCCAAAAGCAACAGGGCGCCGGCAATTAGTGATGGGTGGTAGGGCTGTAGCACTGGTCCGCGTGGCGCCAAACTGGGAGCCTGTGCCAAGTAGGGATGCGATGGTGCAGGCAGCCCCGCCTGGACTCCCCATTTCCACGCCAAGTATCCTTGTGTAGTTGCCCGTTGTGATGCGCTCAAGACAAATGGATAGTATATGATTTCATACATTGTTCCCTTAAATTTGGACCCGTCATCCGCAGCGTATTTACCAATATATAGCCCCTGTGGTCCAGGAGTTATAGCAGAAGGTGTAGTGCCAGTCACACTGCTGTATGAAGCAGCGCTGCCCAAAATCTCTTCAGCATACAATGCTGTTCCGCCAGTCCAAGTAAAATAAAATATAGCAACTGAACCAATATGCTCTGCCAGTAGACACAGACCTTGGTTAGCATTATTTGAATTCACCTGCGTATATCCAGAATCGCTATTGCGTCTAAGTGTAATGCCGTTATAAGTTGGACCAAACTGTATAAATGGTGCCCATTGTCCCATGTCAGCACCTAATTTCAATACAATGGCAACGGAACCATTCAAGCCCAACGGCACATTAGAAATAGCAAAGGCTGTTGTGCTGCCATCAAATACTAATCCGCCGCCACTCAAATCATATAGTGCGCCAGCACCATTACAATCCCATTTAAATGGGCTCTTATCTGCCCATGTAGTCACTGCCGCAGCATCAGCAGGCAACACCCCAGTGCCATTTGGATCCCGTCCATCCAGCCATAGCGACGCACCAGGCACAATCTGCCCGTATGGATTGCCAGCGGCAAGGGATCCTTGAATGCTCCACTTCCAACCTAAATAGCCCTCGACCGTCTGTCGTTCAGCAGTTGACAAGCACTGGTCAAAGACCAGAAATTCGTAAATAACACCGTTCATTCGTAACCCTGGGTGCGCTGCCCCCAACAGACAGTTTGTATTGTTCTGAACATGTGTTGAATTCGGAGTATTTGTTGCACCCAGAAACCCGTTAATATACATGGTTCGTTTGTTAGTCTCATATTCGTAGAAACTACAGATAATATATTTGACATTGGGCTTCATTATATTAGATACGGCAAAATCATCAGCCCACCAACTTGTATATAAATCGGTGCCGTCAGTCACAACACGTATTTGTGAATCCGCAACCGAACCATAATCACCACCGTGAAATAAAGCATATGCTTGATTCAAATCAGTGAAACTAGCCACAATAATAAAACTATAAGGCTCTGTGCCATATGGATAGGCGCCATTTGGTAAAGTATAGTGGGAAATGTTATTAAAACTAACTCCACCACCGTTTACATATATAGGATAGCCATCATATGCTGTAGCACTATTTTTATACATAGATTTATCAACCCAAGTGGCTACAGATGCGCCAGAAACATCTACTACTCCGCTTCCGCGCACATCCTTTCCGTCCAACCATACCACAAGACCCTTCATTTGAAGCGGGCTAAACGCATAGGTGCCCCCACTAGGCGCCGCCGCAAAATAAGGATGCGCCGCATCTAGTTGCCCTTGAAGCCCCCATTTCCACGCCAAGTAGCCCTCCGCCCGCTGCTGGTCCACGATTCCTAGTTGCCGGTTATACGCAACAATTTCAGCAATTTCGCCAATAAATACTCCACCTGCGCCGCCGCCATAGGGAAATACACGGGTTCCAATAGCAAATACATTATCAAGCGAAGGACCCCAACTATACGCATTAGTCTGGCTTAACTGAATACCATTACGACGTATTACATAGTTTCCATCAGCAATGCTCCATTCCATAAGTAAATAGTTGGTACTACTTTCTGCTTCATTTGAAACAGTGCCTGGCCAGCGTGAACCACCAGTAGATCCATTCATCCAATGCCGCCCACCAGTCTCATTGTAAACCAGCGCATCAAAATTATCAAGTCCACCTGCAGGCATTTCGCCAAAAACATCAACGTGTGTATCAAGATCATTTAATTTAACAATCACAAAAGCATCAATTGGATAGCACGCCAACTGATTGGAGGCATAAATCGCCGAATTAAACACCAGCGAATTTAATCCATTTTGGCGATTGGCTGTCAAGACAGCCTCCCCTGCCGAACTATGAACAAAAAAATTCTGAACTGGCGCCTTGGAATTCCACTTATTTACATTGTCACCAGGTGCCGCCACCGCAAAAGTGTCATTTAGCATTGTGCTATTATCCGCACCATCCATCCAAAGCACATTTCCCTCAATTAACGGTGGTGTCATAGAACCAGCAGCAAGACTGTGCGCATTTGGCGCAGCCAATTTAAACGGATGGTAGGAAGGCAAGTTATTATTAAAGCCCCATTTCCACGCTAAATAGCCCTCCACAAGTTGCCGCTCATAGACCCCAAGAACGCGTTTGTAGTGAATAATCTCACTTATAGTACCGACGTATCCTGCGTATCCGCCAGCATATACTCCGAAAATAGATGTTGTTCCACTAACAAAATTTGCAGTTGCTTTATTCACAGGTGTATTTCCGAAAACACTAGTTTCTGCTTTAGAGCCACTATAAGATCCGAAAACCAGATTTATTGCTACGTTCAAAACCGTACCGGCACCACTATACGCAGGGTCTGCCCGCCCAAGTTCTGTAAATTCAACGCCTAGACTGCCAACGCCGCCAAGTAGCCCAAATCCACGATTACCAACAGTTCCATCAACTGCAAACAATAGACTACCGCAAAACGCGCCTGTTCCCAGCCCTGCATCTGGTGTAATAACCATAAATATGCTTTCAGATCCCAGCGTTGGATCAGGTGTGGGCAAATTGCTAGTATAGTAGGTGCTTCCATTAAAGCTCATGCTTTTGCTACTAGCATTATACCCAAGCCCCGCCGTCACCGATGCGTTATACCCCGCCGAACTCTTATCATACCATGTACTCAACACGGACCCAGAAAGCGCCGCACTAGTGCCATCTCCGTACGGGTCCGCCCCATCCAACCAGGTATCGCACCCCTCAAGATATGTAGGCTGAAACTGCGCACTAGATGCCGCTGGCGCAGTACCACGATACACATTCACCGCATCCAAAGTAACCCCCCACTTAAGCCCTAAATACGCCTCTAATACCTCCCTATTCTGAGTGCTCAAACACGTGTTATACACAATCGCCTCATAAATCGTCCCTGATAATTGGGCACCAATCACGCAGTTAATCGCCGGCTGCGCGCGTGGGGCACCGCTGCTGCTAGTGGCTTCATTCCTAATAACACTGTTAATGTATATACAGCGTAAATTACGACCCGAATCGTAAGTCACTGTTAGCACGTAGCGTGTATCGACTGTAAGATCAGGGCTTGTAGCAGAGCCTCTATCATACCAATCAGTTCCGAAAGCATTGGTACCAAAATATACCCAGTTTAACTGTGTACTAGCAAAAAACCCACCTTTTAGCAAATACTGATATGTCCCAGTAACAGTGGCATAGTTCGCAACAAACGCAAACGTATAGGAACTATTGTTATACGGAATAGTTCTATCCTGGAAAATACACCCATTAGATCCAGCTCCAAACGA